TTCCTGCCAGTTCAGTGACTGGTCCAATCAATAAGTTTAACATTACATGCCTCTTCTAAATTTGGCAGTCTTCTTTGCGATAGATTTAGGCTGGCGTACAAACTGCTGCCCTTTTGCCGTACCTTCTCTTTTAGCTTTAGTTGTAGCAGCATATTCAGCACTTGTCAAGGACTTTATTGCTTTTTCAGGTAAATACCTTTCTCCAGTCTTTGCAGAAGGCTGTCCTGATTTAGTGCGCCACTTTTGTTTTGTCCATGCTTTTAAACTTTTTTGTGGGCTTTTAAGTGCCATTAAATTATTCCTCTACGTGCCATACCCCAATACACAAGACCACCTAATAATCCTGTAGCAATCAAACCTGCTAGTATTATTGCTACAATCTCTATAAACTTCTGCCTACGTTCTCGTTGGCGGTATAAAGTCTGCTGCCGTTGTTTACGGATATCAGCTTCCATACGAATGAGTTCATCCCATTTGGACTGACCCATTGTATATTGTATCCACGTCTTTAATTCTTCTCTCTGCTTTTCTGCTTTTGATTTAGCAGCAAAGGCTTCCATAGCCTCTTGTTCAACCGATGTACCAGCGAACAACTTTTTAAAGATGGGTGGGTTCTTTGCTTCTTTTTCTGCTTGTTCTAGGTCAGACAGTGCGCCCATCCAGCGACCTAAATCAGACGCCATCTGTTCTATGTCACGGCCTACAGCAAAACCTTTTTTTATAGTATTAAAAGCCGCCGAAGCGGTTGCCATCGCACTAATGGGGTCCATTTAGTATATCCTTACGTTGCCGGGGTTAACGTATTTGGGAAGACAATATGCTGTAATCTCACTCCCTTGTTTATGTAATGTTTGTGCGTACCAGACGCATTCTTTTAAATCCTTAAAATATAAATCTCTGCTCTCTAATCTTTTTTCTTCACCAATGCCTACAAATACAAATAGCAGGAATACATGTTCCATCTCATTTATCTACAGCCCTGTCATGTAAGACCCATTGTAACCGTAAAACATCCTGCCGTAACTCTTCTATATCTTTTGCAGTGGCATGTCCTACCATAACTTCCCGCATCTCAAGCTGCAGGTCATTTACTGTTTTCATATTCCACGCAGCAAGAGCCATAAGCAGTGCCATCAAAGCGCCAACAATTTGCTTTTCCATTACTTATAGCCGCCTCCTGCTGCCTTATATTCACGTGCAAGCATCTGTGCCTTACGTGCTGACCACTGACCCGGTTTACCACCTTTGCTGCCAGCTTTAATCTTTTCAAATAATCTTTTTCTCATTGTGGGCTTAGTGTAGTTGCCAGCTTCATTAACTCTACTCTTGCTCTTCGTTTTAGGCTTCGTCTGTTTGCTAGTTTTTCCAACGCTGCCACCTTTCTTGTATTCTTTTTGTTTCTTCTCCACGCCGCTAATCTTGCCGCTTTGTGCTGCTCCGTAGAAAACTCGCTCACCTTTCTTCTCCCCATATTGCTTGGTCATAGCAGATTTAATCTTCTTTCCTTTAGGTGTAAGTGGCATCTCTCCTTAACTCCTCTGGGGCATGTATGATTCACGAAGTTTAACAATGACAGTTACTGCGCTATTGGCACTCGCAAGGCCACGCAGTTTATCATTCTTAAAAAGCCAGAATGGGTCATTGTTAATATGAACCATTGAATTAGCTTCAATGTCTACAGTTTCTGCAATAGTATAGTATGTGGTAGTTTGGCTGTCATACCAGTCTAGGCTAAATGTAACTTTTGAAGCACTGGCATTGCTAATAAAGATACTGTCTACTTCTGCTTCATAGTTTGATGGTACAGTGTAGATGTCTTGATTGCCTGTTGTCAGTTCTAATCCAACGGTGCGGTTCTTTGTTTCCATGTTATGCTCCGTTGGTCAAATCGTAAAATACAAGTGCGCCTATTGCATCCCCTGAAGGTGTAGCACTTACCGCTGTCTGTATTGTAATGGTCACAATGTCACTTACACCAGCAAGTGTTCTACCTAGTTGAAGGGACCACTTATAGCCTGTTGGATTGTCAATACCGCTACCAGCCTGTACCGTGTTGGTGATGTAATCAACTTGCAATACTGTACCACCCGTAATAGCGGTGGCAGTAACGTCATAGTCCACGTTGGTAAATGTGCTGGTATTCCACGAAGCACCCGTTAATGTACCATTGCGAACAAGCCGGATGATATAGTCCTGTCCAGTAGTCGGCAATACCTTGATAATTTGTGGAAGTATGACCGCATCCAGAGAGCCTGAATTTAAACGCACAGACACAAGGGGTTTAGGCGTTAGTCCAATTGTGGTAAGGGGTGATACACGCTGTGCCGTAAGTTCATTTACGTCTTGCTGGTAGCCCCCTTCACTGATAACAGTGCTACAAATTTGCTTCATAGTAGCGGCAGTAGAAAGAGTACCAGTAGCTGTAATCTCGTATCGGATTGGCAAGATGGCAGTCTTCATGTAGACAACATCTAAATTATTAGCGTTGTAAAACTCGTGAGCAACTACGATTTCACCATCAATTACAAAACCAACTCTGACTCGTCCAACACCTAGCCACTCGTAATCTGCAATAAAAATTTGTGACTTGGTTATGTCTAAGGTTATTCCACTTGCTCCAGTGCCGTCCAACTTATCTACATTCCAATCAGCCTGTGTAACGTATCGTGCGTCACTGGAACTACCACTTGTTGATGTACGCAGCACAAACCGTTTGTCTGTACCGCTCAACTCAAAGAATACACCATCATTAACACCGAAGTATCCAACACGCTGGCGCAAGTTAGTTTGCGTTGGAGCCATCACAAAAGTGCATAGTGTCAGCAGAGACTTACCCGGCTGGTAAGGAAACACACGTTTTGTTTCACGTATGACTTCATCACCGGATGCTGTAGTCACAGAAAGCGCACAGCTACTTTCGTTCGGGAGGTGGCTAAAAGTTGCACTGCCTGTCAGACCCGTATCAAACTGGGTATCTGCTTCAAATCTATTCTGACTGTCAAACAGCGTAAATGGAGAACTTACCCGCAGTCTGCCAAAGGCATCCAATGTAGAGTTATCAAACTTAACAATGTTACCACCGCCAGTGCTAGTCAGGCGTGTATAATCTGGGTAGCTTGTAATACTCATCGTTTATCCAAAATAGGTTTTAGTTTTATTCCGCTTATTCACATTCTTTTTGTGAACACCCGGACGGCGAATACGCTTCTTCTTCATGAAGCTGTTGGCATATTGCTTTGCCATTTACTTCTTCTTTTTCGCCATACCGCCGCGCATCATCATCTTTTTCTTAGCCGCCATCTTAGCCATGCCACCGCCGCGCATTCGCTTCTTGGCAACTCCTCCACGCATCATTTTCTTCGCTGCTACTTTTGTCTTGCCCTTCATTTCGCAATCTCCGTCTATCAAGAACTAATGAGTGAAACACTTCTACAGGAAACTTCAAGTAGTAGCCACTCTTTTCTAAACTCAATGCTGCATCATCCAGCACCGATAATCTCTGCACAAATACCATGCAGTATGTCAGGGAGTCATCAACTACCCCATCTTCAATAAGAAAATCCAGACCTGCTTCTTCTGCGTCATAGTCTGGATGAAACACCATTAAGTGTAAGTCAGTACCTGACACTGACATTGCTTCGTTAACACCGTCACAGAAACCGTCTAAATATTCCATGTCAGGTAGGTATTCACTGGCCCACACAACTATGTCATAGTCATGCTTATCAAAGTCACGCACAGACTGTATTAGTCCATCTATGCCAGTATTAATGCTGAAAGTAACCTTGTCATCAGCCCATGCCTGTTTAGCATAGGGGCAAGGTGGTAGTCCATTTAACTTATCGTTAGGTATTTCAAGAAAGTTTTTAGACCAGTTACGTATGTCTTTTTCTACAGGATGCACCGTTATACGTCAAATCCCATGTTACGTACAGCTTGTTTTCCTTTAGGTGTGGAGGCCAATTTACGCAAGCCTGTGTTTGGCAACTTGTCAGTAACACTACCGCCAGCAGCATACTTATGTTCCTTGCCATTAGCCTTACCACTTCCATGCATCTTAGCTTTTCCCATACCAATGCTAACCATAAGAACAGGAACATCTTTTTTCTTTGCATTCCCACCTTTAGCCATTTTATTTACGCCAGTTGTCTTATCTTTAGCAGTCTTAGGTCCGTACTCTTTAAGCACACGTTTAGCGTCCTTACGTTCTTGTACCGTGTAGTCCTCTGGATTTTCCATAATCCGCATTGCTTCTGAAGGTCTCATTATTTTTTCTTTCTATTATCTACAGATGACAGCAGCAAGCCGCCTTTGTTCATACGGTAATCATGTGCGCCTTTTGAAGATTTAACTACAGAGCCGCCTTTATTAAAATCTTGTCCATATTCTTTTTCAAGAAAGGCGCGATATTCACGTTCACGAGATGTCATATTTCTTGCGCGAGCATTACGCAACGCCGCCTCAATCTGTGCTTTAGTAGGATTGCCTATAATCTCACCAGACTCTGGGTCCACGTAATCTGTACGGGCTTTAGCTTCTCTAGCCTTTCTTGCCGCTGGTGATTTAGCAGTTTGAGATGCTTTAATGTCAGCACGTAACTTATCCATCCTATCTTTTTTACGGATAGCCGCTAACTCCTCAAGTTCTGCTTTTGTAGCTGTACCTTCACGTTTCTTTTTAGATAACTCTGTTTTTACTTTAGCTGCGGCACGAGAAGCTGGTGTGCGCTCCGCTTGAAGAAAGCCTACCTCTTTACCCTTAGTAACTTCACCAGCCCTACCTGCTTCAACTTCTCTTGCAGCACGTTCACTTCCCCGCGTTTCCGCATTCGCACGTGCGCCTTCCAACTCTACTTTTTTGCCCTTTTTTTCTGGTGCCTTTTTCTTTGCAGCTTTTTTAGCGCCCTTTCTAGTAGCTTTCTCACTAGCTTTAGCGGCTTTCTTTACAGCTTTAGTAAGTATTCCCATTGGTATCTCCTACTACCATTTAACTTTATGTGACCAATATTTAGCAGACAGCTTAGTGGTGGGTTTACCCTGTGCATCGTGCCTTGCATAGTAACTACGCTTACGTGCTTTATCTTTCGCTGTCTTAGGATTCTTGCCAGCACCTTTAACGCCTTGCTGACCAAAGCGAATAAGCCGTACCTTATCACCTTCTTTGGCTAGTACAGCATGTGATTTCTTAGGATGATTAGGTGTACGTTTGGGCTTATTGTAACCAGCAAACTTCTCACCAGCTTTTTCTACAGTCATGTTTGTGTTCCTAGCTTAATGCATTTAGAATCTACAGGAATGTGATTTGGAATTGTGTTTAATATGGATGCAGACATTTCAACTGTACGGTCTTGACACTGTTCTATAGTCTCATACGGACCCCTAGTGTCTCTAGCAGATATACATTGATTTAATTGACCAGCTATACAAACCAGTACCCATGCCTCAAACATTACTCATTAGGTTCCTTCCACCCTTCTGCTCTCATTGCGTCTTCTACATGCTTCAAAGAAAACGAACGACCATAGTGTGCCTCAACCGCCTTACGCACAAAGAACACATCACTATGTGGGATATGAAGTTTATCTAGGGAGTTGGTACGGATAGCATGATAAAATGCATCAAGTACATTGTCTGTGTATAGTTTTACAGATTTCTTCGCCATTGTCAAGAACTTTCTTAATATACGTGTAATTATTTTATATAGGGTACACTTGTAAGTGTTACAGTTAAAGTGACTTTAACAAGAAAATTTAACATTACACTAAAGATGTACAACTAAGTGTATTTATATCTAATAGATAAAAGACATTTAACTGTACACCTTTAGTGTGTCATTTAGTTATACATAATTATACCAGATTTTTTGACATATGTCAATAGGGCAATTTCATCTGGTACCATCTTTTTCTGATACATGGTACCAGTTAACATTTTTGTGGTACCATAGTTGCCTAAAAAATAGGCAGTTGCACAATACTTGTGCATGTATATGTTATCAGTTGCTGGTGTGGTTAACACTCAATTTTCCTAATCTGTGTATTTCTGTATATACATAACGCGTACACCCCCCACTGGCCCCTGCCCACCCCACCTTCACTGCGCCTATATGCCCCCATTATGCGTCTGAATGATGCGCAGTGACAGCAAACTGACCAAGGTTGGACACTTAAAGCATTGAAAATGCTATGTTCTGTTGTCATCAGCAGTTGTAAGACAACTGTTATGGTATCAGTTGCCATGCAAAAGCATGGTTTTACGGTGGCGGTTTCACAAAACTGCAACAAGTTGCAATGCCGATGCACACTATCTTACACCAACGGTGTACCCCATTGAACTTGCTGACACCATACCCCCAACACTTTAGTGTTGATTGATGATAACAGGTTTGATGAAGCCTCGCGCACATGATGTTCTCACGCCGTACTTCGGAATAACTTGTTATTCCTGCAGTCACGTGGAACGACCTGCGCAGAGGTAATCTTCGATTTGATTCGCCAATTCACTGCCACATCAAACTATCTTCTATTTGTTTACAGTTAGTCGGGATTACCCCTTGAACTTTAGTGAAAGGGGATAATCCCTTACTAACTTACAAATAGGAGATAAAGATGGCTGTAACTCTCAAAACCGATTTCGCTTCACTGAACACCCTTGAAGACAAGGGTTCATGGCTTGGCAAAAAGTTTCGTTCCATCGTGAACTCTGACCGCAAAGCAATCACAGAGTTTGACCTGCCGCTTGGACAGTTGCTCATGACACTTCGTGCCGAAAGCGGTGACGGCAAGCAAATCAGCCGTAAAAGACTGCTGGATTGTGGTGTTGCCAACATTGACCGCCGCCGCCGCAGTGAGGCAGAAGAGTTGGCACGTAATTGGGATAACCCAATCATGCAAGAACTCGTGGCTTCAAAGCGGTTCTCATCGGCAGTGACATTGCTTCGTGAGTTCAAGAAACTCACCAATGAGAGCAAGCCTACTGTGAAGACTGCGGAGCAGTTGGTTGAGGAGTTGTTCAAGGGCATGGACAAGTTTGACATCAGCCCTGCTGATATCCAAGCCGCTCTCGGAGCGAAGCTGGCACCTGCTGCACAGCCTGTTGACACCCAACGTGAGGCAGCGTAAGCTGCTTCACAACTGACCAACCTTGGACACTATGGAGATTTGTTATGTACCTCATCAGTTGCTTTTTCATGATTGTTAGTTCCGCAGTATGCAGTGTATTTGCATTTATTGACCTGCTCCAATATGGCACACCATTCATGGGTATCATCCTGTTCACTTGTGGTGTATGTTTCACTGGCGGTTGGGCCGCTATTGCGAAGGAGTTTTGTGATGAGTAAGCGTGGTGCTGTCATCGACATGGGCAAACACAAGCCTGTACAATCAAGCTGGCGTAGCATGGACACACTTGCCTACTCTCGCTCTTATGAGCCTGAGACACGTCAGGAGTTTCACTGCTACGTCACTGGTCAAGCCAAGGCAATGGCTGATGAGTACCAGAAAAAGCTGGATGCGATTGCGTGGCAGAATGTGCTTGACATGCTAGGCAATGCTTAGTATGTCTTACGTGAAAAACACTTGAAACAAAGTGAAAGTGTTTATTCACTTAGACAAACTTAAACCGTCCAACCTTGGACACTTCGATGGAGTCTGAAAATGAATACTGAGACTGATTACAAAAATGAATTGGTGCAAATCTTGTGGGATTTGTTCAAGGATGTGAATGGTGTACGTCCTCGTGGCATGGCTTACGAGAAGTATTCCATCACTGACCTTGAGTTAGAAGTAGCTAGGCTACAGCGTCAGCTTGAGGCTGATTTGCGCCGTGAGCGTGAACAGGAAGACCGTGCAATCAATGCTTGCATGGCAGTGGGTGCCAGTGACATAGCTACAGCTATGCGTTGGCTGGAAGATGCATATGGAATGGAGTGTGTATAATGAAAACCGAATTTAACATGGAAATCGCTGTTCACAACATCATAGCTTGCCGCAGACGTGCCAAGCCACAGGATGTGGCACAGGGCATTGCATGGTATGCTGAAGCATACGAGGAGTGCCGCACGATTGCGGAGAACAATGGCATTGCCGTTCACATTGCCGTGGCTGTAGTTGCCGCATTGTCACCAAACAATCGCTGGACAACTAACATCACCAATGCCGCTGACCTCATCCAAGCATGGCGTGAACGCCTCCCGATGGACAGCGTGTCTGTCTGCACATATGGCAAGATGAAGGAGAAGGCTTGGAAAATTCTACAGACTATGCCAATGCGTAATCACATCGTGAAGGAGATGCTCAATGGCCGGAAGATTGTGTGCTTCTACGAGAACATCATGGGTGAGGACACTTGTACCATTGATGGTCATGCTCGTAACATTGCCTACAATGAGCGTGTCAATCTGACCGACAACAAGACCAATATTGGTATCAAAGAGTATGCCAATTTGCAGGAGGCATATCGCCAAGCGGCCAAGCGTTGCACCGTCAATGGTCGCAAGTTCAAAGCATATGAACTGCAAGCCGTGACATGGGTGACATGGCGCAAACAGCATGGCATTGCTTAAACCTCTTATGTATATCTTATGTAAATTATTACTTGATACTTTAGTGAAAGTAATATATTTACTTAGATATACTAGAACTGTCCAACCTTGGACACTATGGAGATAGCACAATGCGTATCAAACCTATCAACCCTGTGGCGAAGGCAATGGCACAGTCACGCCGCAGGACACAGATTGTGCCAGACAAAACGAAATACAACCGCAAGAAGGACAAGCACAATGCAAATAAAATTGGAAAAGATGAAGTCACTAAAGACTAAGCCTCGCAAAGCAAAGCGGGATGACTGGAAGCGTGACCGCAAAGTGGCACGTAACACAAAGCGTATTGTACAGGAGAAGATGTATGCTTGATACTGATAAGCAAATGAATATGTATGGCTGTCTGTCCGAAGACTTGGACGAGATGATTAACGATGACCTTATGCCTCTGATGGGTGGACACTTCATGCTTGCAATGTCCATCCTATCTGATGCACAAGAATGTATTGCGTGTGATATGCATGACCGTGCAAGGCAATACATAAACCGTGCCAAGTATGTTATGAGGCACTGGAATAACAACCCCAACCGTCCAACATTGGACACTTTTAACCAACAGTAAAGGAGACTATATCATGGCTATCAAAACTTTCACATATCACAAGCGTTCAACAGGTATGACAGGACAGGTGCTTGCATCACCACAGATTGAGAATAAACTTGCTCGTGTGGAGCAAGCGTATGTCAAGTATCATGGCGTCAAGCTTGGACGTTATGCACTCTATCGCTTGGTTTTAGATGCTACACGCCAGACAAAAGAGGAAGCTGGTGGACACATTCAGCACACCGCTGTAGCTGTGGCAGGTATCGTGCTTGACATCATGCACAAGGAACTGTCACAAGCACTGAGAGACAAGAGTGATGAACCTATCGCACTTGACCTTGGTGTCATTGAAGTCAGTAACATTCGTGACCTTGCACGTCAGACTGCTGGTCGTAAAGCAAAGAAAGTGGCATAATGTATTGGGAAGTAGGTATCCAAATAGGCGCAGAGAGTGGGCAGGTAACTGTCCACCCAGCCGCCCTTGAACAGAGCGAGTGGAGCAATGCAGTTGAACACGTCATGGAGATGGCGCAAGCACTGTATCCAAATTTGCAGATTGAATTTAACTATGTGAAGGAGTATGACAATGGCGTTTGAAGCAAGGATAATGACAATGGGTGACATGTCACCAGCAGGACTATCACATGCATACTACAACTCGCCTGATGGTGAACCCGAAGACATTCTAGTAGAAGTGCTAGGTTACTATGACACTTTTGAAGAACTGCAAGAGGCAGGTAAGTGGCACGGTGACTACTTTGATAAAGAATATGGTGAAGACAGCGGATGCTGGATAGAAGCAGAGGAGATTGACTAATGCCTAATCATACAGACAACAGAGTAATCCTGTACCACAAGGACAGTCAGCAGATTGACATGATTTACAACATCATGAACACAGAGGACACACCTCTATGCCAGACACTTATCCCTATGGATGAGAAGTTGCTAGAGATATCTGGCTTTTCAGATGACTATAAACCACAAGGCTGGTATGAATGGCGTCTGGAGAATTGGGGTACCAAGTGGGATGTGTACGAAACACACTGCAATCGCTTTGACGCCAACACATTGCAACTGTATTTCTACACTGCATGGTCTCCACCTATTCCTATCTATGACAAACTCACAGACATGGGCTTTGAGGTGACAGCACGTTACCTAGATGAAGGCTGGGGATACATCGGTGAATACACAGAAGGTAATGACTGGTGCATTGATGATGTTGAGAGTGTTGCTAAACACTACCCAGAACTTGACGAGGAGTTTGGTATCAGTGAACGTATAGCTGAGTACGAGGAGGAAGTAGCATGACAATACTGCATGAGTTTTATGGAACACCTGACAAACACCCTGAACGAAAGGCTGTTGTGTTTAAGGAAGATGATGGGTATAGTGTGTTGATGATTGCTGACAAGGCTATCATTGAAGAACGTAAGATAACTGGACACAGTGAGCAATACGCAGAAGACTGTGCAGAGAATTGGGTACTGGGAGTGATACGATGAGTGACCTTGTATTATCTGACTATGAACGTGGCTATCTAACTGCCTACTACGACACAGTTGTATTTGATGCTATGGCAGATAGCTGTGACGAGGACTGGTTTGGTGTGCAGATTGGTGACAGGATGTTTGACCTGAACGCATGGGCAGATGAGGACACAGGAAAGTTTGTCTGTGTCGTTTATGACTGCATATGGGTGAACGATAACTGGCAGACAAACTCTGTCCTGAATGGGTGGGTACTAACAGAGGATACTGACACATGAACTGCTGGAATTGTAACACAGAACTTAAATGGGGCAGTGACTTTGACATTGACCATGAGAATGAAAACTATTCAATGATGGTTGCACTACATTGCCCTAATTGTAAGTGTGATGTAGAGGTATGGTATCCAAAGGAGAATGAAGATGATGAATAAAAACCTAGCAACAGCAGACCATGTGTCTGCACTGTTTGATGAGATAGAGTACCTGCGTACACTTATCAAACCACAAGACACTGGACACATATACACTGCAATTAGTGTATTGAATGACCACATTTCACAACTGTTAAAGGAGATGGAAAATGAGTAATAAAAAAATTAAGATTGAATTGGAAGACTATGAGATTGAACGTCTGCGTATGATTATCAATGCTATCAAGGATTTCAACATGTCCACACATGATAAGGCACCGATTGATTATGACATCATTCGTGAACTAGATGGTGCTGATGATTTTTTTGCTAGGCGTTTCGGCTTGTACCAGCCGCCTTCTAAAAACTTTGAAAGAAACTGGTACGCTGATTATCAATGGGATACAGAAGAGGACGATGACTAATGTTTGCTGAAGCACTTGTGTGCCTAGCACTCAACGTGTATCACGAGGCACGTGACCAGCCCTTCATTGGGCAGGTTGCGGTTGCCCAAGTGGTAATGAACAGAGTGAAAGACAATAGGTATCCTGACAATGTGTGTGATGTAGTTACGCAAGGTCCAACCTACTCATGGAAGCCTGACTTCCCTGTGCGTCATCGTTGCCAGTTTAGTTGGTACTGTGATGGCAAATCAGATGAGGCTAAAGATGGAAAGGCTTGGCAAACAGCCATGCGTATTGCACATGGCGTGTACTACGGCAACCTAGATGACTTTGTTGAAGGTGCCACACATTATCATGCAACGTATGTCCTGCCTGAATGGGCAGAAACAAAGACCCCTATTGTACAGATAGGTGAGCATATGTTTTACAGATGGGAGTAATATTATGGAGATAATAATATTAGTTGAGATAGTCCTTGTAATTATATATCTTATATGATATAACGTATGCTTTCACAACCAACATGAAAGGAGAATAGATATGCCTTTAGATTTCGTACCTGAAAATATTGACTTCACAGTAGACTTTGAACCTACTAAAGTAGACGACAAGAAATATGTTATTAATCGTGATACTGGTGAATACATTGCTGTTGTAGGCAAGGACTTCACCTGCGCTTCACATGGTGATTTCTTTCGAGAGGTGATGGATGAAGTTACAGAGAATTTATCTAGTCATGAAACCTTTGGTGCCAAAATTACTTGGCGTGATGCACATAAGAATGGCTGGGCCATGATGGATGTGACACTGCCTAATGTAAAAGCTAAAGTAACTACATCAAAGCATGAAACAGAGGTGTCACAGCGCATCATCGCTCTGCATGGTGTTGATGGTACGTGTTCAAACATGGTGTTCTTTGGTGCTATTGATTTCTTCTGTACGAATGGGATGATTCGTGGCGAACATGACAAGGTACGCCGTAAGAATACGAGTGGCTTTGACCTTGACCGTTTCATCTATCAGCTAAGTCGTTCAAAGCAGGATTTCTATGCACAGTCTGAACAACTACAGCAGTGGGCAAACAAGCCTTTGTATGTAGGTGATGTAAAGGCTATGCTTGAATCACTCGATAAAGGAAAAGCCAAACGCATGTTCCAACTGTACAATCAAGAAGCAAGTGTGCGTGGTAACAATGCCTTTGCCTTGTACTCTGCCTTCACAAACTATGCCAGCTATGCTGATGAGCGTAATGGTTTTAAGTTGGCTAAGACTGGTAAGGATACCAACGCAGTGAACATGTGGGAGCGTGAGCAGAAGGTATCACGCTGGGTTGATAGCAGACAGTTCAAGGAACTACTAGCGGCATGACACACATATCAGACAACAGGCGTGGTGACATAACAGAACTGGAGTTGTGTCACCACTTCCTGAACCAAGGCTTTGAAGTCTTCAAAAATGTGGCGTGTACTGGCCCAATAGATTTTATTGTACTGAACAATGACACAAACGAGTTTACTCTGTACGATAGTAAAACACCAACTATACATACTAGAGAAGACGGCAGTCGTAGAGTGGGTACCACTTCCACTACAGCCCGACAGAAAGAACTTAATGTACATGTAGTTGCGTTATACAATGGTAAAGTATATACAGACACAGATAGGATAGGAGTTGTTATAGATGAAGACAGTCCAGCAACTAGTTGACAAGTACTATACATCAAATGATTTCAAGATGTTACGAGATAGAACTAAGAAAGACTATCAATATTTTCTTGGTGTAATGCTTAACACATTCGGTGATGTAAACTTTGACGAACTCACTAGCAAGCAAGCTAAACATGCATACGAGGAGTGGGTTGAGCGGGGCATCAGTCTCGCCAATCACGTATGCACTGTGTCATCTATCCTGTTTCGTTACGCTATTGACATGGAGTATTCCACAGTTAATCCCTTCGCCAATGTCAGGCGTAAGACATCACCACAACGCAAGGTCGTGTGGACAGAAGATAACGTACGTCAATTTCTTGACACTGCATACGGTGAATTTCAGTGGCGTAGCATTGGGCTAATTGTACACATGGCATATGAATGGTGCCAGAGACTAGGTGACATGCGCCTATTGACGTGGGATAATATTGATTTGGAGGAGCATAAGTTGTATCTCGAACAATCTAAGCGCAGAGCAGAGGTAACGCTACCTATTGAGGATGATTTACTTGCTATGCTCACACAACAAGAGGAAGACTTCGGCTTTCAGCCCTTCGTAGCGCCTCGTGTGCTACCCGTAGGTGGTAAGTACCACCCGTATAGCTTAGAGCGGTTCAGCAAGGCTGGAAGGGCTGTTATGAGAGAGGCAGGATTACCTGAAGAGTTAAGGCTGATGGACTTGAGACGTACTGGTACCACCCAAATGATTGAAGCAGGTGTTCCTATGGGTCAAATCATGTCGGTTACAGGACATAGTAACCCACAGTCAGTGAAACCTTACATGAAAAATACGTACGCTAGTGCAAATAGTGCATTGACAGCACGTAAATCTCATGGTAAAAGCAATTAACTGCCGCAAAGGAAAGTGATATATACATGGATAATATATATAACATTGTAAGTGATATGGATGTGCCTGTGGGTACGACTAAGCGTACTACATGTCCCAACTGTGGAGAGCGTACATTCACAGTCACGAACAACATGGGTTCGCTTGTATGGAATTGCTTCCGTGCTACTTGCGGACTCAAGGGTGGGACACGTGTTCGTATGAGTGCTGAAGATATTCGTGCTGGCTTTGCTGGTGGTGATGACTTCGCCAAACAGGACACGTTTAAGCTACCTGATTATATTGTGCCGCACGATTGGAACGTGGCAGAGATTGCGTGGGAGTTATACGAACTGAACGCAGAGCAGCTTGGTTTGATGTATGATGTGAAGGAACACCGCATGGTATTTCCTATCGTACATGATGGCAAAATAGTAGACGCTACTGGACGTTCACTTGGTAAGCGTCTACCCAAGTGGAAAAGATATGGAAAAAGTGGCTTGCCATACACATCAGGGTGTGGTAAAGTCGCAGTTGTTGTTGAGGACTGCTTGAGTGCAGCCGTTGTTGGTTACGGCACCTTTGTCGGGGTTGCGCTTCTAGGCACATCATTGCAAGAGTCGCATAAAAGGTATCTCTCGCAGTTCTCAACAGCCGTTGTAGCACTTGACCCCGATGCGCTACCGAAGACATTGCAAATGGCAAAGGAATTAAGAGGACATGTAAACGATGTTCGTGTCCTTCGTTTAACAGACGACTTGAAATATCGTAACCCGACAGATATGGAGAAGCTAAATGGAATTATCAATAATTAGAAGTCTAATGGACAAAACTTTCTACGATGACCATCGTGGTTCTAAATGTCCAACACGTCTATTTAGTAAGGACGTGCGTAAGATAAAGCAGTCTATTGATACTGCTATGGACAGGTATGAGCGTAGTGTTACACCAGATGAAATAGAGGCACTGTTCATGTCAGACAATCCAACTCTGACCACTGCGCAGAAACAGGCATACTCTAGTTTGTTCTCGCAGATAAAACGCGAAGAGCCTATGGGTGGTGATGTGGCGCAGGAAGTCTTGTCCAAACTATTTCAGCAGGTAGTTGGCGAGGATGTAGCAAACATTGGCTTTGATATGGTCAATGGTGATGCAGCCAGCCTTGAGGCTTTACGTAATCTACTTGAACGCTATGGAGATGACTTCATCCCTAATCTAAATATTGAGTGGGATGACATCAGCATTGAGACACTCATGGCGAAGGCTGAACTTGAGGCACGATGGACATTTAATATTCCTAGTGTAGCACGTAAGGTTGAAGGTGTGTCAGGTGGACAGTTGATTGAGGTAGGCGCACGTCCTAACACTGGCAAGACATCATTCCATGCCAGCCTGATTGCAGGTCCGAATGGCTTTGCACATCAGGGCGCGAAGTGCATCATCCTCTGTAACGAAGAACCGACACACCGTGTTGGCGCACGATACCTTACAGCGGCGGCAGGTATGTCTGCTCGTGAGGTTCGTGACAACATGACTAAGGCACATGCCCTATACAAACCTGTGATGGATAACATCAAGATTAAGGAAGCAGGTGGACGTGACATGGCATGGGTTGAATCCGTGTGCAAGTCATACAAGCCTGACATCTTGGTGCTTGACATGGGTGATAAGTTTACTGTATCAGGTTCATATGCAAGGGAAGACCAAGCACTAGCCGCTTGTGCTATCTACGCTAGGCAGATTGCCAAGACATATGATTGTGCTGTGTTTTACATGTCACAGTTGTCTGCAGAGGCAGAAGGTCGTGCGCAGTTGAACCAGAGCATGATGCAGGGTAGCCGCACAGGTAAGGCTGCAGAGGCTGACCTGATGATACTGATTGGTAAGTCACCATCTGTGGAAGGGCAGGAAGAAGAAAGCCCACTACGTCATATCAACATCGTGAAGAACAAGTTGAATGGCTGGCACGGTATGGTGAACTGTGAGTTGAACTATTTGACAGCGAGGTATGAAGGATGAAACTAACACTTGATGTAGAGAACACTGTCACCAAGCGTGGTGGTAAGATGCATCTTGACCCCTTTGAGCCAGAGAATACATTGGTCATGGTCGGTTGTCTAACCGACAAGGGCGAAGAGAAACTGTTTACGTTTGACCATCCCGAAGTCTGCACTTCAGAACAGGGGTATGATTATTGGTGCTTCCGTAAACTGCAAGCTATGCTTGATGATGCTACTGTCCTTATCATGCACAATGCCGCACACGATTTGCTGTGGCTGTGGGAGAGTGGGTTTAAGTATGATGGTCCAGTGTTTGACACGATGCTTGCAGAGTATGTGCTGCAGCGTGGGCAGAAAGAGCCACTGTCACTTGAGGCTTGTGCTGAACGCTATGAGTTGGACACGAAGAAGCAGGATACACTCAAGGAATACTTTGCAAAGGGTTACAGCACTCGTGATATTCCACACAAGGAGTTGTCTGACTATCTCTCTGCTGACCTTCATGCTACGCAACAGTTGTCTGACAAGTTGATGTATCGCTTGAACACACCTGCAGATAGTGGCTTGATGGGAACAGTTGACCTGACCAATCAGGTGGCTGTGTGTCTTGCTCGTATCTATCAGCGTGGCTTCACGGTTGACCGTACAAAACTAGCGGAAGTTCGTCAGGAGTTTGAAACAGAGAAACAAGAGTTGCAGAATGACTTGCAACAACATGTACGTGGGTTGATGGGGGACACGCCTATTAATCTAAATAGTCCAGAGCAATTGTCTTGGGTTATCTATAGCCGTAAGGTTATGGACAAGGCTTATTGGGGAAATGCTATTGACCCATACATGGTTGAGGCTGACTTCCGTAACCTAGTTGCGACTGGCACTAAACGCCTATACAAAACGAAAGCAAAACAGTGTGGTGTATGTAATGGAACTGGAAAGGTAAGAAAGGTAAAGAAAGATGGAACACTTTTTGCTAACACAAACAGATGTAAGGATTGTGATGGGGCTGGTTTTACTTTGTCTGATACTGTGGATGTGGCGGGGCTAAAGTTTCGTCCACCTACAGCAAAGTGGGCTAGTGCAAATGGCTTTACTACTAGCAAGGGCAACCTTGAGATACTAGAGTCAGTCGCAAAGTCCAAAGGTATGACAGATGCAGTAGACTTCTTGTCAAAGGTGCGTAGGCTATCAGCCGTTGACACATACCTGTCATCCTTCGTTGAAGGCATTGACCTACACACAAAGACTGATGGCAAGCTGCATGTCCGCTTGCTTCAGCATCGCACTTCTACTGGCAGGTTCAGTGGTGCTGACCCTAACATGCAGAACATGCCACGAGGTCAAACCTTTCCAGTGAAGAAAGTATTTGTGTCTCGTTTTGAAGGTGGCAAGATTATGGAAGCAGACTTCGCACAATTGGAGTTTCGTGCAGCTGCTTATTTATCACAGGATGGAGTTGCAATTGAGGAAGTTTCTACTGGATTTGATGTACACGCATACACCGCTGAAGTTATTACCAATGCTGGTCAGCCTACGAGTAGACAGGATGCGAAGGCGCATACATTCGCGCCGCTATATGGAGCATCAGGCTTTGGAAGAACGAAAGCAGAGGCAGCATACTATGAACACTTCAACGAGAAGTACACTGGCGTTGCCTCTTGGCACTCCAAGTTGGCTAAAGAAGCTATCGCAACGCAGAAGATAAGAACACCATCAGGACGTGAGTTTTCATTTCCAGATGTAGTGCGTAAAGCTAATGGCAGGATATCTCACTTTACACAGATAAAGAATTATCCAGTGCAATCATTTGCTACTGCAGACATTGTACCCATAGCCCTACTACACATTGAAAAACTACTTGACGACATGCATTCATGTGTGGTAAATACTGTACACGATTCAATCGTAATTGATGTTCACCCTGATGAAGAAAGGAGATGTATTGAAATAATTCAAGAGACTAACGAAGCTTTGCCTGACTTGATTACCTTACGTTGGGGGTTGGTATTCAATGTTCCTCTGGAACTAGAGGCAAAAATTGGCCCCAACTGGCTTGACACTAAAGATGTGTCGTGATATAACTATAGACTTTCACAACTCAAAAGAAGGAGTATAAATTATGGAACTGACAACTATTGATACTAATAACTATGCAGCCATGGCTAAAGCAATGGGCATTGCAAATGAAACTACAAGCGAAAGAAAACAAGCTAGTACTCTTGCTCGTCTTCGCATAAATCACTCACCTGTTATGGGTGAGGCTGATGTCAACGGCAAGAAGGTGAACATGGAAGTTGTAAGTGGTGGCACATACAAACTGGAAGTACCAGATGGGCCAACCTACTACGCAGAATCCGTGAAGATTCGTCCATTCCTGCAGCGTTTCATGTACAAGCGATTTGTACGTGGCATGGGCGGTAGTCCTAACCGTTATGTTAAGACCATTATGGCAGACAATCTGAATATTGACCTGAAGGATAATGATGGCGGGTTTAACTGCGGTAAACCTGCTGGCTACATTCAGGACTTCAAGGCACTGCCAGAGAAGACACAGGAACTCATCAAGCAGATTAAGCGAGTGCGTGTAGTGCTTGGCACAGTTGAACTGGTCAACGCAACTGACGCAAGCGGTAATCCTGTGGATGTGGATGAGACACCATTCATTTGGGAGGTAGATAATCGTGATGCCTTCAAGAATGTAGGAACCGTGTTCACAAAGTTAGCAAAGATGAAGCGGCTACCTGTGCAGCATTTGATTACTGCCAACACAGAGGAGCGCAAGATTCCTACTGGTGCAGTGTTCTATCTCCCTGTTGTATCCTTGGATGTAAGCAATACACTGGACCTGACAGAAACTGAACAGAATATGTTCGCTGACTTTATGCAGTGGGTGCAGAACTACAATGAATACATCATCAATGCGTGGTCGGATAAAGCCAATTCACACAACGATGAAGACGATGAATACATTGTAGATGGTGTAGTTGATATTGAAGTAGAAGAGGAAGTAGCATAATGAACCATCCTGCTGAACTGGCGTTGCATCAATACATGGAGAACGCTGCTAATGGTAAGTCTACAATGTCTGACGATACCATCAAGCAGATAGGTCAAGATGTAATGGATGCAGTACAACGCCAGTTTGGTGGGGGCAATAAGCGTGGTGAGTTTCGCCTTCGTATGTCAAACATAGGAAGGCCAACTTGCCAACTTTGGTTTGAAAAGAATCAGCCAGAGAAAGCATTGCCCTTACCAACCACATTCGTAATGAACATGATGCTTGGAGACATCGTTGAAGCTGTCTTCAAAGGATTGCTAACAGAGGCGGGAGTAGAGTATGAGGATGCTGAACAAGTTACACTTAAAGTTGATGACGACACATCCATCAACGGCACATATGATATTGTTATTGATGGTGCTGTTGACGATGTTAAGTCCGCATCTAATTGGTCATATCAAAACAAGTTTGAGTCGTATGATAAACTAGCTGCACATGATTCCTTTGGTTATGTAGGTCAGCTTGCTGGCTACGCCAAAGCGTCAGGCAAACGTGCTGGTGGTTGGTGGGTAGTCAACAAAGCCAATGGTCAATTCAAATATGTACCAGCTACAGGGCTTGATGTTGATAAGGAAATGACACAGATTAAACAAACAGTTCAGACAATCAAAGACAATGAATTTAAGCGTTGCTTTGAACCTGTACCTGAAAAGTTTCGTGGTAAAGAGACAGGCAATACAGTCTTGAATGATAACTGTACGTTTTGCTCATATCGTTTTGCTTGCTGGCCCGGACTTAAAGAACGTCCAGCGGTAATGTCACAGGCAAAGGAACCGAAGATGGTATCATATGTAACTTTGGCAGAAGAATATGCCTAACCATAAACAGTTCCGCGCCGCACGTAAGTATGGATATAGGAGCGGCCTAGAGCATAAGCTTTCCATATATCTTGATGAACTAAATATCTCGTATGACTATGAGAGGATTAAGATTGAATGGGAAGACCTTGCTTATCGCACCTATACTCCAGACTTCGTACTTAACAATGGGATTATAATCGAAACAAAAGGTATGTTCACCGCTGCTGATAGACGAAAGCATCTGGCAATTAAGAAGCAGCATCCCAAATTAGATATTCGTTTTGTGTTTGAAAACAGCAGACGAAAGCTAAGAAAAGGTGCTAAGTCAACATATGGAGAGTGGTGTACTAAGTATGGCTTTAGATATTATGATAGAGTTATTCCAGAGGACTGGCTAAAAGAAAAAGGAAAGAATAAATACCCAAAGTTTATTAAGTTTAGTGGAAGCAAAGTAAAAAGGAGATAGATATGATGGATTTTTCTGAAGAGGATTTCGTTATCCGTGTTCGCCCCGGCTTAGACGGAGAGGAGTGGACAGGTGAAGTAGATATATGCATCGTATCATCTGGTGAGAACCCGCTTGATGATGAAGGGTATGGACAACTCATGCATTTCTGTAAGATGATGTGCGCTAGTGTTCCTATCATGGAGATGAATGAACACATTCGCAATGTAGTACACTCATATGTAATAGATGTTGTTGACAATGACATAGAACCTATGGTAGAAGAACCAGATAAATTGGTTGTTACAGGTGAAGATGGGAACGTAGTTCGCCTTGATTTTTCTAGCAAGACGAAGGGGAGTGCATGATGACAGATTATAGAAAGATTATGAATGACATTCAGAAGAAACAGGAATGGAAGGATGTTGATTGGGAGACAGATTACTCCTTTGCAGATAATGTAAGACCTGATATGGTAAACAATCCACCGCATTATAATGCCAGTGGCATTGAGTGTATTCAGGCAATCGCTGCAGCCACTGATGATGGCTTCCAGTATTATTTACAAGGCAATATACTAAAGTATCTTTGGCGTTATCGCTACAAGGATAAACCACTTGAAGACCTAGAGAAAGCTAAGTGGTATCTGAACCAATTAATTGAGGAAGTGATGGCAAGAGATGAGAGTTAAAGTATTTATTACCCTTGATATTGATGAAGATGAATATCCAATACCTGCCGATGGACAAGTCGGGGAGGAAATAGAAGATGGAATACACGAGTATTTCTATGATGTAGAAGGTGCAGATATACGCACTATAAAAACAATAACGGAGTGATGACATGAATAATTATTTACCTACAGACTACCAAACATTTATAGCTACATCTCGCTATGCTCGTTGGATTGAAGACGAGCAGCGTAGAGAAACATGGGCAGAGACAGTACAGAGATACTTTGACTATATGGAGAATCATCTTGCTGAAAAACATAACTACGCACTATCTGATGAACTACGTGCTGAACTTGAGGAAGCTGTACTTAACCAAGATATCATGCCAAGCATGAGAGCATTGATGACGGCTGGACCTGCGCTTGACCGTTGTCATGTAGGTGGCTACAACTGTTCCTATGTTCCTGTGGATAGCCCACGTGCGTTTGATGAAACGATGTACATCCTCATGTGTGGCACTGGTGTGGGCTTTTCTGTGGAACGTAATTGTGTTGAGAAACTGCCTATTGTAAATGAGCATTTTGAACAAAGCGACACCATAATTAAAGTAGGAGATAGTCGTCCGGGCTGGGCCAAGTCTCTGCGTGAACTAGTCTCCCTGTTGTACGCAGGGCAAATCCCTAAATGGGATACATCAGAAGTAAGACCCGCTGGCGCACGGTTGAAAACATTTGGTGGTCGTGCAAGTGGCCCAGCCCCATTGGAAGAACTGTTTGAGTTTGTCATTCAAAAGTTTAAAGGTGCAGCAGGACGTAGACTATATCCAATTGAGTGCCATGACATCATGTGTAAGATTGGTGAAGTTGTTGTCGTAGGTGGTGTACGCCGTAGCGCACTCATCAGCCTGTCTAACTTGAATGATGACCAGATGGCACACGCTAAGTCAGGTGATTGGTGGAAGTATGAAGGGCAACGCACACTTGCAAACAACAGTGTTGCGTATAAAGAGAAGCCACAGATGGGTACATTCATGCGTGAGTGGCTGTCACTGTACGAATCTAAGTCAGGTGAGCGTGGTATCTTCAACCGTCAGTCAGCTAAGAAACAGGCAGCTAAGAATGGACGCCGTGATGCTGACCACGACTTTGGATGCAATCCTTGTTCAGAAATTATCCTACGTCCATATCAGTTCTGTAATCTGTCAGAGGTAGTAGCACGTGCATCAGATACTCAGCAGTCACTGTCTGAGAAGGTTCGTCTTGCCACTATCTTGGGTACATTCCAAGCAACGCTAACTAACTTTAAGTATCTTCGGAACATCTGGAAGAAGAATACAGAAGAGGAGCGTTTGCTGGGTGTATCCTTGACAGGTATTATGGACAATCAATTGCTGTCAGGTAAGTCGGCACATCTTGGTGTTAATATTGGGCAGACACTTGAGCGTCTACGTGACGTGGCTGTAGAAACAAATGCAGCAATAGCTGAACAGCTTGGTATTCCACAGTCAGCAGCCATTACTTGTGTTAAGCCTAGTGGTACAGTATCACAGCTTGTGAACAGTGCCAGTGGTATTCATGCACGACACAACCCATATTACATTCGTACTGTTCGTGGTGATAACAAAGACCCACTGACACAGTTCATGATTGCACAGGGTGTTCCTAATGAGCCTGATGCATATGGAAAGCATGAAAGCACTACAGTGTTTAGCTTCCCTATGAAATCACCAGAAGGAGCAGTGACACGCACAGACATGACAGCTATTGAACAGCTTGAGTTGTGGCTTACATATCAGCGTTATTGGTGTGAGCATAAGCCTAGTGTTACCATTACTGTGAAAGAACATGAGTGGTTTGAGGTAGGTGCTTGGGTCTATGAAAACTTTGATGACGTATCTGGTATTAGCTTCTTGCCGCACGATGACCATGTATATAAGCAAGCCCCCTATCAAGACTGTACAGTTGAAGAGTATGGTGCTATGCTAAAGAAAATGCCTAAGTCAATTGACTGGTCAAAGCTGCAAGAGTTTGAGAAGGAAGACACTACATCAGGTGGGCGTGAGTTGGCTTGTACTGCTGGTGTGTGTGAGGTAGTAGACTTGGACGCAGCATAAGAAAGGAGTTGACAATGGTAGGAAAGATTGCTATACATGAAGTAACAGAACACGAAGATGGTTCAGCAACCGTAGTGTTTGAGTGTGATGATGAAGCACAGAAAGCATTGATAAGTGAAGGTTTACTATCACTACTTGAAAAAGCAGTTGATAAGCATAACGAAGAGTATAACTGGATGGAAGGAGAAGTAGAAAATGAAGATTAAATTTGACACACACACAAAGGATGTAGCAGCAGCGGCTGATGCATTCAGTACATTGTATTCTTACTGCAAAGACTTGACACTGAATAAATCATCTTGGGGTGAAGAGTGCTTGAATATTTACGGTGAGATTGACTCAATGAATATGAGTACACTTGAGAGTGCATTGCCAGATGGCACGTTTAATGAAGATGCGGATAAACTATGAGTAACTTAATACTTATGCTAATAGCTATATGGATAACCACAATAGGTTTGTGGTGGGAAATGTATAGCCTTCGTAAGTGGATGGAAAAAACAAACAGAAAAGGAGAATGAAAATGGAACAGGAAAACAAAATTACTATTGATGAAAAAGAATACGACTTTGACGCACTTGGTGAACAGGCACAATACTTTGTAAATCAGGTACGTAATCTAAAAGCACGTATCGCTGAAGCAAGGTTTAACCTTGACCAGATGGTGGCCGCAGAAGATGCTTTTACTAAAGCACTTGTGGCTTCTGTAAAGTCTAGTGAAGTAGAAGAAGAAGCAGCAGAGTAGGGAGGTTCGTCATGGGATACCAATCTTTAAGCCGCGCCGTCCGTAAAACAGAGCCTGTATTTGAGGATGGAGAGTGGTGGTACATTCGCCCTGAAGGTACCAAAACTGCAGGTAAGCGTGAACGTATTGACCAGTATCATAAGAACAATGATGTTCGTATGTTTGTAAATGGTAAATATATTCCTACCTCACATCCTCTACACAAGCCGGGTAGGTATAAATCACTTGACGATGTTTGGTCACATGAAGAAATTGAGAAGACTAAACAGGGTGAGGTTTACGCAATTACAAATCCGGCATTTCCTGAGTGGGTAAAAGTAGGAAAGGCAGTGAATGCGGATGATAGATGTAATGGATATCAGACATCATCACCATTTCGTGACTACAAAATAATCGCACGAATGACGACTGAGGATAGACATACTAAAGAAAGTGATATGCACAAAATCTTCCAGCAATTTGCCAGTGAACGTAGAGGTGAGTGGTTTAAGATTGACAGTGCATTGGCAATTAAGGTATTTAACAATCAACTTGAAGAGGAGACAGCTTGACTTTAGTATGGAAGCGTGGTGAGGATTATGTTATATTTAATCCCCCACGCAAATCCGAACAATGGGAAGAGTGGCAGAAATTAAAACAGAAAGAAAAGGAGAAGCAAGATGCAAAGTCTGGAACCGAAGACAGAAGACAGAAAAAAGTTTGACCTTGACCTTGAGTATGGTAAGGTGCGTGAGCGGCTTGTTGCAGATATGCTTCAGGATAAAAAGATTGAAGTCAAAAGTGAACGTGATGTGTGGCAGCGCACAGGTAACATATGCATTGAATATGAAAGCTATGGAAAACCTAGTGGCATTGAGGCTACAGAATCAGATTACTGGTTTCACAATTTGTGTATAGGAGATGACGTTTTTGCAACGATAGTCTTCGATACCAATAGCCTGAAAAGAATTATCAACAACCTTGATTATAAGAAGTCTGTGTCTGGTGGAGATAATAATGCATCACGAATGTATCTTCTCAACCTACAGAAGTTGTTTTCATCTGATGTGATTAAAGCATTTAAGGAGAACCAAGATGAACAAAAGCCTAGCTAAGAATTTTCAGGATGGCTATGAAGCATTTGATATGGTAACACTTAAGAAAGGCTTCTATCATACTATAGCCAATCCGATGAGAAAGAACACGACATCCTATCGTGAATGGCAAAGAGGATGGGATGCTGCATACTTTAAGAATTTGGAGAAACTAAATGGACTTGGAGCAAGAAGCTAAACAGTGGATGAAGGAGAGAAGGATGAGTGATATTACTGCAGACTATTACCAAGAGAAAGCGTGTGACACAGCTATCTTTCCTAAGAACAAGGCTATGGAGTATCTTACTCTTGGCCTTACAGGTGAAGCTGGTGAGATTGCTAACAAGGTTAAGAAGTTTATTAGGGATGGTGCCACAGAAGATGAGTACCTAGCTAAGAAGATACAGATAGGCTATGAAATTGGTGACGTGCTGTGGTATTGTGCAGTACTAGCGGAAGAAATGGGGATGAATCTTGGACACATCATGGAAAACAACTTACAGAAACTTGCTGACAGGAAGGCTCGTGGGGCTTTATCGGGCAGCGGGGATAACCGTTAAGTGGTTTATATACTCTGTTCTTATCAGTTGGCTAGTGTACGTAGTAGGCATGGCAGGTTTAGAAAATATCTGTGGCTGTACTAGAGAGTTAAATAACTGGTGGATAAAAAATTAGGGGGCTTAATTGCCCCCTTTGTTTTATTTCAAAGCCCTGTCGTAGGCTTTTCCTATCTCTATTAATCTGTACAAGTCTTTCATATCTGTACCATCGGGCTGTCTGTCATACTTTTCTACAAATCTAACAGCAGCAGCCGCACGTGTCTCCTTGCTCAGACGCCTATACTTTAACATAGATTCTGCATATGCAGGGGCGTCAGCAGTAAGAGTCTTTTTGTCGGATACAGTGTCGCGCACATTCTTTATCTTCTTCTTTATGAAGGAACGTATACGACTGGACACAAACTTGTCTTCCGTGAACTCTTCTTTCACCTTATCACTAGATATTTTATATCTGTTGCGTAAAGTTTTTTCATATCTCTTCGCGCTATCCACGATATCAGGCAATGCATCACGTACAACTTTATTCTCAAATCTGCGTATGCTACCTACCTTTGACTTACTACCAAGTTCAAAGTCAGTATATCCAAACTGACCAATGTACTCACCATATTCTTCATCAACAGTAGCAAGATTGATACCACCAAGCACACGGAACAAGGGTGCTACACGAGACTTTTCTTCCGCAAACAAAAACTCCCGCTTTGGTCTAGCGGCCTCTGCTTCTGCTGACTCAAACCTAGCGAATGGGCGTGATAGGTTTTGCATGAAGCTAGTTTGAAAATCTAGTGTGGGGTCTTCTGAGGTGTCCTTATATTGCAGTCCACGCATTCCAGCAGCACGTTCCGCTTCCACAATCTGTGCAAAGGGTACAGCCCAAGTAGAGAGATAATTACCTAGTGTTCTTCCAAGCATACGTCCAGCTTGTTCTTCGCTAGTCAAATCTGTGCCAGCAGCTAAGTCAGCGACTTCTTGTATTAGGCTTTGACCAACACCCTGTCTTATGTTCGTACCCAAGAATGTTTCAGCAAATTCTTTCGGCTTAAACCAGTCATCAAATGTACCTTCTTGCAATCGTTTAGTGGCTTCACCTATATACATGAACTGCCGCATTGGATATTGTGGAGTAACATCCATCACTGTGTCTTCACCTGTCTTCAATAACTTATAATCCGAAGGCGCATCCTCTGATGTACGATATTGATAAGCCGCACCAGCAATAGACATAGACAATAACATGTCACCCGCATAATCGAATGCATTGTCTAATGCTCCGTCATCTTCTACTCCTTCTCCATCTTCTTCATCACCATAGAATATAAAAGGAACAGTACCAGAGCCTATCAAGTTACGTGCTATACGCTCTCTATCTTTTTTAGTTAGCTTGCCTTTTCCTACCTTACCACGAGTAACTGCACTTGCTAACTTACGTGCTAAAGGAATAGACGCACCACCAGCATATTGCCCCATCAACTCCATACTATTAAACATAAAGCGTGGGAATGGTAGCACCACGGTTAAACCATTTCGTGTAATAAACTGTGATGTGGAGCGGAATACAGGAACGTCTGGCTGCTTTGCATACGTTACATCCAGCGCACGGTTAGTGGCATCGGCTACAATATCATTAAATGACCTAGCACCTTCTGGTCTTACTGTGCTTGCATCATTAAGCAGGTCACGAATCTTGCCATCATTAATAGCGTCAATTAAGTCTATTCCATACTCTCGTTTAGTCAGTCTTTCAAGTTCACCTAAGAAAGCACCACGGCGAATAAGAAATTCCTGCCAGCGGTTTGGTGTATTAAGGACATCAACTGCATCCTCTAGTTCAGTAAGGATTTTATCGCCTACGCCACCGCTACCACGACCAGTTAGCTTTTGAATTTCGTTAAGGTTATTAAACATCAAGTCATACTGAGCAGCAAGTTCAGGCTGACCCAGTATAAAGTTTGTGTAGTCCTCTACATCCAGACGTGTTTCTGGACCAAACATATACTTCATATGACGGAAGCTATCCTTCCAGTTATTAAAGCTACCTAAAGACTTGGCTGCTGCTACAGCACCTTCTTCTGACAAATTATACAGGGCAGTATCTACCACGTTGCCCAAGCCTTCCAATGGCGCACGTATGGCACCAGACTGAAGGTTACGAGATGCTGTGGCAAGCTGTGATACCAAGCCACCTCTACGTATATTTTCAATTCTCATTACTGTCTTACGTATTTTACCAGCAGCTTCTTTGGTAGCAGCTTCTTGCATAGCTATCATTTCATTAGCTGGACGCATACGTTTAATCTGTGACAATTTCTGTAGAACCTTACCAGCCTCAGAACCAGAGCCAACTACCGTAAGTATATAATCTTCAAAGGAAATATTATACTTGTTAAGAACATCAATAAGTTCATCTCCGGGCAGTAACTCTTCATTAACTGTCAGTTCAAACAGATGGTCAATGACACCATACTCTTTACCCGGTTTTCCATCAGGATTAGTAAATCGTTTTGGCTTAAATGCATCTGGTTTACTTTTCTTTAATTCAGCAATGGAAGCTACAAGACCATCAAACTTTTCTGCCTTAAGTAGTGGTTGAGTAATTTCCTCCCCCAATCCTGCAAGCAAAGCTGCATCAGTCTGTGAAACATCAGAAGCAAGATACTTACGAACTGTACTTCTATTATCTTCAGCTATCTGTTCCGCTGTTTCTACACCAGCTTTTCTCGCCTTTTCCCCATCTAATACTAGTTTACCTTCAGGAGTCTCACTTGAAATAGTTTTACCTGTTCTACTCTCAAAGTTACGAATAAGTTCCTGCGCAATATCTTCATTTTCTGCGGCTACCTTCCGCGCTTCAGCTGCCTTTTTAGCAATCTCTTCTTCTGTAGCAAGCTGCGCACGTTGTATGCGTAGCTTCTTTTTATCTAATTTTTTACGTGTGGCCTCTCCTCTAGCTTTCTTTTGTACCTCTTCAATTGCCTCTTTAAATGGTTTATCAGCAGCTTTCTTTGCGGCGGTTCCAGCCAAACCAGTTAGTGAACCAACTGCTGGTATAGCTTCTGCCATCTCCAGCATCGCCGCTAAATCTGCGCCAAACTTTTTTCCGGCAGTTTCAGGTGTAAATGGAAGCAGTTCCTTTCCTGTCATTCCAAACACAGTATTGTCTTCTGTGAAGGTATCATGAATTGTACGTGTCAATTCTGTACCTACATCCTCTGCTGTTTCAGACACAGCTTGTACTGCTATTGCAAGATTAGCAATATCTTTATTCAACATATTACCCAGCAGTTTTACTGCGCCCTGAAGTGGTTCAGGAACTTTTTCTTTTACAAACTCATCCACACCAAGTATGTCGATGTTTTCATCACCATACAAAGCCGCTGTTAATTCTTTAGTTTTGTCATAGTCAAACGCAGCGGCAGTCTGCTCTGACACTGTTTGTTTAGGCGCACTAATAGGTTCGAGTTTGATTCTATCCTCTGGTCGGTCGCCAGTAGGTACGGTGGGAACTAACTTATAGCCAGATGGTACCTCGCCTGTGCGAAGGTAATAGCCTTCTGGACTTTCATCGACTTCAGTTATAGCCACTTCATCTGTAGATGAAACAGGCACAGAAGTCTCCTCTATATCATTACCAATAATAGTACTGCTTTCAATATCATCAAGCTGACTACTTAAGTCTTCAGATATAGGTTTATCTATTCTTTCAGCTGCTGGCTGGCTTACAGATACATCTTCTTCTGTTTCTTCACCTTCCAGAGCAGCGAGTTGTTTCTCTAACTCTCGTTGGCTTAACATTATATGTACCTGCTGCCTGTCCATATAACAGTAATAATTGCACCCTGTGCATTCTTATACTGTACGATATCACCAGCCTTTAAACTACCCGCAAATTGAGGATTAGTTAACTGGTCTTTTGTTGCTTCTTTAAACTTTTCACTTTCTTTAAAGCCTTCAGTGTCCAACATGCGTTTTTTGTATGCAGCGGCGTCTTGTTTAAGAGAATCTCTTTGCGCTTTAATGGTGTTATTCATTTGTGCATCATTGATTCCAGCTACACGAACTTCAACATTATCTAAAGCACGGCTCATACGGTCAAAGAATTTAACTTCATTTCCTTCTAGTACATACTCAAGCTGTCCTTCAATATCTTTAACCAAACCTACAGGCTGTAGCTGTCGTTTAATTTCTGAGTTAATGATGCTGTCAACACTTTGCTTAGAGAAAGTTGCTATTGCTGTGTTTGTATCTTCGGCATTCGATACTTCTTGAATACCTTTAATAGCATAATTTCTTTGTGCAGTAAGTTCTGCAATCTTTCTTTTATCTTGTTTATCTTCAGGAAGAATTGTCAACTTAGCAAGTTGCTCATCAGCATGTACAAGCATACGCTCAAACGTAGCATATTGTGGTTCATTTTTAAGCTTATCTATTTCTGCCCTTCTTTGTTCAATAGTAAGCCCACGCAGTTCTGTCTCAGAAACAGCTGCTTTAGCCTCTCTTTCCGCTTTTTCGGTTGCTATATCAAGTCGCGCTTGTTCACGAGCAGCTGCTGCATCTGCACGAGCATTTTCAATCTCTAGCTGTGATGCATTGGCCGCTTGTAATTTCTCCGCTCTCTCGTCTGCTTTTCTAGCAAGTTCCATAGACTGAGCAGCTTTTTTCTCTGCAGTTTTAAAGGTTGAAACATCCATTTCAAATCTCTTAACTGCTCTTTCGCGTTCTTTAGTAGTCTCCGCAAACTCTTTTGCTGCAAGAAAACCAGTTCTATCAATCTTGGCACCAACAATATCTGTTGTAACGGTAGGTGCTTTTGGTAATGGTGCAGCTTCTTCAACTTCACGCATCACTTGCTTACCTAAATCTGGTTTAAATATTGCACCGTACAATCCGGATGCCTTCATCTCTCCTTCGAATACAGGCATCTTTTTAACAGGTGTAATAAACTCACTGATATAATCGGTCATTTGACCGGGCTGTGCGCGAGACTCTGCAAAAGTAATAGCAGCATTAACATCAATACCAGCGTCAGCATTTTTCTTTAACTCTTGATACAAGGCTTTGGCACCTTGAATATTTTGCCCACCAGAAATATATAGTTGAGCGGCCTTATCAATATCACCATCTACAAGTGATGCAAGATTACCAAGCGTTTCCCTAAGTTCTTCTTTTTCTTTTTCTTGTTCTTCCAATGCAGCACGGCGTCTAGTAATACGATACTGAGCCATACCTTCAGCACGTTCCTGACTTCTTTCTATATCTTTTTGAAGTTGCTTATCTACGCTCTCTGCAGCACCAGTAATAAAACCAGACAAAAATCCCATAATTATCTCCGTGCCATTAATCCAGTTGGTTCATTAGAAGTTTGTTCCATTTCTTCCATGGGTTCTTCATCTTCTACTTCATCTTCCACTTCATCAATGCGTTCTTTCATTTCATTACGTATCTTGTTAAGAACCGCTGCGCTTGTTTTGTTGTCTGGTAAATCAGACAGGCCATCATCATACTCTATATCAGCATTGTCACCGATAAGCATAAGCATTTCCATTATTAATGGGGTAGTTAAAATACCTACATCAATTGTATGTTTACCTTCCATAACTCCTGCCATTTGCATAGTATTAGCTATAGTGGTAATAGGAACACCCATTTCCATAACTTCTACCGCTTGCTCCATATATTCTTCTGTAGCCATACGTGACATATAGTATTCAATGGCTTCGTCTACAGTGACAAACTGTGGAGGTGTCTGCCAAGGACGTGCGCCAAGTTCATGTGTCAATGACATGCCCGGAATAGGTGCATCAAATAAAGGCTCGTCTTTTTCAATCGCCATTTTTTAGCATCTCCCGTTGTTGACGAAGTATTTTCATATGCTGTGCAACACGATATGCTGGTTTTTCTATTGCATCATCAGTGTTCGTGTTCTTTTTCATAAAGTTTCTAGGAGACAAAAGACCTTTAGGTGCAGGTTTTTCTTTCTCAGATAGTTTTTCAATATCCATGTTTAGGTATAGTTGTCTTGCTGGATTATTTAACATATCTAACATGCTCCTTTCTATACTTTTTAACCACTACATCCATGGCTAGTTTAATAAACTTTTTAACTTTTGGTTTATCAGCAATGAACTTCGAGAAAGACTCACCGTATTTACTATACAGATTAAACAGCCACTTAGGTGCTTTGTTTAACATCCAAGTTCTAAACACAAACCAATCAGTGTTGTGAACACCATATACTTCACGTGCTACCCAACAGAATTTAGCACCTATCCATGCACTGCCTAGTGTTCCAATCAAACCGCCTAGTGCATTACCTGCTGCTGTTTTATTCTGTTCACCCGCAATCTTTGCTCTTTCATCAGCATTAAGATTTGCTATAGCCATATCAGCTATACGATTAAGTTCACTTTCAGCACTCTTCCATGCCCACTCCATCGTATCTGCATAATAGTTCCACAGATTGTCATAGGCATTTTTACTGATATCCAATACTGCTGTAGCGTTAAGTTCATTAGCACGATTAATTGCTGCTGTATTTGCTGTAGCAATCTCTCTACGCCACACAGCATTACTCTGTGCAATAGCCAACTGATTTGTTGCATTGAACTGGTCACGTTGATTGTTCAACTCAGCATTAAATCTTTCGAGCACATTACGTTCACCAGCATTGAACTGAGCCTGTGCATTTGCCTGTGTTGCATTGAACTGTGATGTTTGAGATGACAGACTAGCAAAGAACTGGTCAACTTGATTCTGCGAACTGGCATTAAACTGTGCAGCTGCATTAACAGCAGCTTGGTCATTAAATAGTGACTGAATACGCTGCTGTGCTTTAAACATATCTGTCTGTTGACGATTAGACAGATTAGCCATATCCATCTGCATAAAGTTCTGTGCATTCATTACTGCAGCTTGCTGGCGATTGTTTAGATTGGCTGCATCCATTTGTGATAGAGCAGCAGCTTCAGCCATTACAAGTGCCTGTGAGTTAGACAGATTAGCAAGGTTCATGCTGTTAGCAATACGACTATTTTCAAGTGCAACTTGCTGTTCAGCAGTAAAGTTCATATTAGCTACATCAGCAATACGACTTGCATTTTGTACACGTGCTTGGAAGGCTTGGTCAAACTCCATGCCCATAAAGGTAGCACGTTGCTGTGCAGCAAGCATGGCACGTTGTTGCCTGTTAGATAAATTCTGTGCTTCAAACTGTGCAGTTACAGCAGCATCTGCCTGTGCAATTGGCAATGCACTTTCCATAGCTGCTTGTATAATAGCCTGACCAGCAAGAGATGAAGCACCAAGTCCACGTGCTGCCATCTTAGCTGTTGCTGCTCTCATAGCACCAGCAGCCCATACAGGTGTTTCACCACCTTCAAACTGTGTCATTAAGCCTTCAAGCTGTCCTTGTACAGTAGCTTTGTCTGAAGGTGTAGCTTGAGCAGCTTGTATTTCCTCTGTAAACTTAGCTGCCTTTTGTGCATCGGCAGCACCACTAATAAGTTCACCTTGCTGTATCTCACGCTGTGTTGGATTATCCATAAGCACAGCATTACCCTGTGCAGCATCAAGATTACCTACAGATGTAGCTGTCTGCTGTGCTGCAAGAACCTGTGCTTCAGGTGATACGTCTCCTTGTGCAGCTGTAGTGGCATTTAAAGCAGTGTTAACAGCATTAGCTGCTGTATTAGCTTGCATCAAGTTAGCGTCAGTTTCCTGTGGTGCTTCAGCTTGATATGTCTTTGCCATAGCTGTAGGCACGGCAGTAACACCAGTGACTTGACCAGTAGTTGGGTCAATCATTTGGTCTGGAGTAGCGGCTATTCCTACAGGAGCAATCGCACCACCTTGTGGTAGTCCGGGTTGTGCAAATTGTTGTGCAGTAATGTCAGCAATAGTTGGTTGCTTTGTTTCAGTAACCTCAATAGGAGTGGTTGTTACACCTTCTGGAACATCTGCTTCACTTCCATATACTGTACCATCTTCTGCTTGATATTGCGTAGTGGTTGTTGTAGTTGGTTCAGGCATTGTGAATGTAGGCACAGCCTGTTGTGGGAGTTGTGTTTGTTGTTGTTGTGTATATAGTTGGTATGCTGGGTCTGTACGGTAATCATATTGCGGCTGGCCATACAACGGTAACGGTGGCATACTTCCATCTGGCAAAGGTGTTCTGTTATCTACTGGTGTGCCACCTAGACGTGGGTCAGTTGTTGATGCAGGTTGAATAGGTGGCTGACCTGTAAAATTTGGATTGCGCATTTGTTCGTATTGGTTTAACTGCCTAAAATCTTCGTAGCGCATTTCACCGGGAAGCACCATCCTACCCATAAACCCTGCATCGCGCTGTGCTTTTGCATCTGCCTGTGCCTGTTCATACTCTCTTTGCAGTTGGTCTTCTGGCTTTACTTTAGATGTATCAGGAATAAATTCAGGAACATATGAACGCATGTCAAAGGGTTGTTGCGCTGGCAGTCCAGATGCTATAGTACCAGTGTTTGCAGCAGGTTTTGTGACAGGTTGAATGCGCATAGCATTTGGGTCAAAAGGTATTCCACGATACTCACCACTCGTTATATTTGGCGCACCCACAGAACCACCTTCTTGAACACGTGTTGGCGCACCCCCAGTGTCAGGGTCATTAAAGCCCGGTGCAAATTGTCTATTAGGATTAACAAACACTTCATCGGGATTACCACGTGCAAGTTCAGTCTGCTGAACAGAACCGGGGGCTTGCATGATGCCACCTGTTTGCATCCTAACCACACCACCTTTAGCCATCATCATAGCCTTCTGTTGGTAGCCTTGCATCTGCTGTTGACGCATAGGGTCTTGAGCAAGGTAGTCTTGAAAGCCTTGCATGTTGCCTGAATAGCCCATGGCACGTGCTATCTTCTCCATGCCACTAGGCTTAAATGCTTTAAACATAGCCATCTATTAATCCCTACTCAATACTTTATCTAACTTGTCTTCAACACGATGCAACGCATCCATGACCTGCCTCATGTCATCACGCAATTCAAACTTGGTTGCGTACTCCTCACGTGTCTTGTTCACAAGGATGTTTATCCGCTTCTGCTCTTTGTTTTGTTCTGCAAGAAACCATGCAACACCCGCCACAACAAGGCCAAGTAACATGTCAATAAGGCTGGTCATTTCCATCGCTTACCACCTATGCAGTATATGCATTACCAGCGGTAATCGCAGCATTAGCTGCTGTCATATCTTCTGTAGTCCAAAAGTCCTTGGCGACCATAATCTCCAGATGCTCAACATTCCTGTCAACACAGTCCTGCTTATCTGCGGCATCATCGTCTGCCATTGCATCGCCAGCAATGATAGCATTGATGAGGTCAACGCTGTGACCCATTGCTGTGTAGTGCTGTGCGATTTGTTCTGCTGTTAGTTCGTCCATTACTTTACTCCTTAGTTAAATAGCGGCAATAATAAATGCCAATAGTTCACTGTATCTTACACCCATACGACTGCGTTGTACCGCCCCTTCTGGTGCTTCTTCCTGTGTTGAGTATGTATCAACGCGAGTGTAAGCCTCAACAGCTTCAATATCATTTTCTGGGTCTGCCTCTACTGCTGGCACGTCTACACTGTGTTCCCACCACTCGCTGTGAATGAACATTGCATACCGTCCAGCGTCCAGCCCTTCAGCTTCGAAAGCGGCCTGTAAGTCTTGCGCTATGATGCCAAAGTGTATCCGCGCATCGTCACCCTTTTCCTCGACAGCAGACTTCCAGCGGAACTTGCGAAGCAGTCCTTTGGCCGCAACAGCCACACGCTGTTCTGCGTCTGACAGGGCTTCGATGTCTTGCTTGTCATTGGCGTCAGACGTTTGAATAGTGCCGTTGGTGGCAAATATGTCATCAAATCTTGCATCAGCTTTACCTAAGTCTATTACATTATCTCTTGACCCGCCTGTGCTGGTGGATGGTGTAATGGCATTGCTTTCAAAGTTTATAAAACTGCCTGAGCCAACACCTGAGCCTATATATAGACTGCCTGTATCCGTGCCAATCCACCCGACCGCAGAGCCGTCTTTGTAGAAAACTGCTAAACTTCCATCGTCAGACAATCTATTTATAAAGACAGGAGAACCCGCTGACCGTGTTACCTGAAGGCCACTTGTTCCAATATATGTGCCTGCCGTGCCAAACGCATCAGAAGTTTTGCCTACCAAGAAATTGCCAGAACTATCAAAGATACCACGAGGATTACCATCGCCATCTGACAGCACGATGTAGTTGCTGGATGTGCGGATGTCTAGGCTGCCTTGGTTGCCGTTGTACTGTCCTATGACAACATTCTTTGCACCTGTTGTGATTGCACCGCCAGCACTAACTCCCAAGAAAGTATTGCCTGCACCAGTCGTTAAACTCTGTCCAGAACCATTGCCAACAGCAGTGTTGTTAGACCCTGTGGCAGCAGTTAACGCCGTTGTACCAATCGCAGTGTTGTAATTGCCAGTCGTAATTGCATCACCAGCTTGGTAGCCCAACGCCACGTTGTTCAATCCAGTTGTTATGGATGCGCCAGCACTGCGCCCAACGATTGTATTCTGTGCGCCAGTGGTGTTGGCGGAAAGGGCCGACCTGCCTATAGCAGTGTTGTTGGATGCGGTTGTATTTGCACCCAAAGCGGCAAGGCCAATGGCTACGTTGTCACTTCCAGAAGTGTTAGCCCCTAAAGCAGCTTGACCAATACCTACGTTGTGATTTCCGGTGGTGTTGGAGTCTAGTGCCTGATAACCAACCGCAACTCCACTTGCGCCTGTCGTATTTGCAAACAGTGCCTGATAACCCACTGCGGTGTTGGCAGATGCGGTGGTATTTGCACTTAAAGCGTCTTTACCAACAGCAACATTTTGCGCGCCAGTGGTGTTTGAAAACAATGCTTCTCGCCCAACAGCAGTATTATTACTTGCAGTGTTGAACGAAAGCGCACTGCGGCCCACCGCCGTGTTGCTTGCACCAGTGACGTTATCACGCAAAGCATTGTAACCGTGGGCCGTATTATCAGAAGCTGTGGTGTTGCTTTGCAATGCGTAACGGCCTGTAGCGGTATTTGCTGTGCCAGTAGTGTTTGCATACAGCGATTGATAGCCAACGGCAGTGTTGTTGTCTGCGGTGGTGTTAAGTCGTAATGCATCACGACCTATTGCTGTGTTATAACTGCCAGTTGTATTAGTAAAAAGGCTAGTTGAACCAAAAGAGGAGTTATCTGAACCACTAGTTATAGCATATCCAGAACG